TGGATGGCGTATGTCGATGCCGCTGGGGGCGCCGCCGTCGAGCTGTTCGTAGCCGCTGCCGCTATTGGCATCATCTCGCTGAGCCACAAGGGCAAGGTGCAGTCTCGCCGCGCTCTCGCCGGCCTGATGGCGCTGTGCGTGGTGTTCGGCATCTTCGCCGCCTCGCAGCAGATCAACGTTGGCCGAGCCGTCAAGTCGGCAGACACGAACATTAACCAGACAAACCTTGCTGGCCGCTCCACGGATCTCGCTCGCGACCGTGCCGAGCTGGCGACGATGGCCGGTGTTCCGTCTGTTGCGACAGCCACCAGCGCACTCGACAAGCTGAAGACGCGCAAGGGATGGGCCGAGACCAACGGCTGCGCCACTCCTGGCAGCTACCGCGTTCTTTGCCGCCAGGTGGCCGACGCCAACGCCGCGATCGGTCGGGCTCAGGCAAAGGAACGCCTTGAGGCCCGCATCGCTGCCGCACAGAACGCCAACGAGCGGACTAAGGGTGCTGCCATCGCTGCCGCTGATCCCATGGCTACGCTGATCGCTGGCAAGCTCGGGAGCACAGAAGCCGAAGCTCAGCTCATGATCGCGGTGTTCTCCGCCGTCACCATGATGCTGCTCGGGATGTTCGGGGTGCACTTCGGCCTGCTGGTCTACGGCATGGAGCACGACACCGCTCCGCAGCACACTGCCGAGGTCGTCCAGCTTCGTCCGGCCAACGACAGTGTTGCACGTGAAACATCACAGCCCACCGTCATCCACACGAACGCCGACAACTCCGAAGTGTGGAAGGCCATCCGCAAGGCCCTCGATCAGCCTAAGGCCGCGTAACAGCAATGGCCCGCCACTCGATCCACTACACACCACGCGGGGCCACTACCTTCTACAACGTGCATCGCGACCTCACGGGCGAGCCGCTGCTGTTTCTCGACGAGAACGAGGTCAAGAGCCTCCGCCTCGATTTTGCCGACTACCTCGACACCGGGGAGACTATTTCCTCAGTCGCCAGTACGGCCAAGAGCGTCACTGTCAGCGTAGCCACCTCGAGCCCCACCGTTATGCTCACGTTGTCGGCTGCTCAAAGCCACAGTGACGGCAGCGTGACCCTGGTGGTGACGTTTTCAACCGGGGCCAAGTGGCGCGGCATCATCCGCGTCAGGCGCACCGACCGCTTCACTGACGAAGCCCTAGCGGATGATTATGTATGATCGCAGTCGCAGGCACACACCCTCTATGCAAGGACTGCAAGCACGCCGCTAACGAGGGTGGGCCACGCTACGTCTGCACCAAGGCTCAAGACGTGGTGACCGGGTTCGCTCCACCGTGTGACATGGTTCGCCGGGGCGAAGAGCATTGCGGCATTGAGGCCAAGTGGTTCGAACGCCGCATGAACATCTCCGCGATCGTCGATCAGGCCCCGATCACGACCTACGTCAAGGACGACGGCTCGATTCACCCAAAGCCGATCGCAGAGAACAGCAGAGTGCGAGCCTACCGGCCGCAAGACATCAACATCGACGAATGGAAGCCAAAGGACTGAGGCTCAAGTGTCATGAGCAACAAAGCAGTGAACGATATCACTGGTAGCAGTGGCGGCAGAGAACGCAGCTTGGCCAACCTGAAACCGTTTCGTCCAGGCCAATCCGGCAACCCCAATGGTCGCCCCAAGAAGGTCCGCGAACTAACTGCTATTGCTGACGAAAATGCCGAAACCGCAATGCGCACGCTCGCGAAGCTGATGACCAGTTCCGACGATCGCGTTGCGCTTGCTGCCGCCCAAGCCCTGCTCGATCGCTCCATGGGCAAGCCGGCACAGACCAACATCAACGTGAACAAGTCGGATGTTGCAGACCTCGACATCGCAGAGCTTTACGCTATCGCCCAGTCAGGCAGCACGGGAGATCCTGCGGCGCCTGAATGCGAAGAAGGCGCTGATCCCGTTCACTAGGTTTACGCTTGGCAATTATCAGGCCGCCGCACACCACACGCTGATTGCCGAAAAGCTCGAAGCCGTTGAACGCGGCGAGATCGATCGGCTTATGATCAACATGCCACCGCGGCACGGTAAATCTGAGCTCGCTTCGCGTCGTTTTCCCGCTTGGTTCCTGGGTCGTCACCCTGACCGCAACGTCATCGCCGCGTCCTACAACAGCGACATTGCCAGCGACTTCGGCCGGCAGGTGCGCAACATCGTTGCCTCGAGAGAATACGGGAACCTGTTTGACACCAAGCTTGCCGAGGACTCGAGAGCAGCGAACCGCTGGAACACCAGCGACGGGGGCGCTTACGTCGCCGCAGGCGTGGGCACGGCTATCACTGGCCGCGGCGCGGACGTTCTCCTTATCGATGATCCGGTCAAAGACCGCGAGGAAGCCGACAGCGAGGGTCAACGCCAGAAGGTGTGGGACTGGTACACGTCAACAGCCTACACCCGTCTTGCGCCCGGTGGCCGCATCGTCGTCATTCAGACCCGCTGGCACGAGGACGACCTGTCGGGCCGGTTGCTGGCCGAGCAGTCCAAGGGCGGCGATAAGTGGGAAATACTGCAGCTTCCCGCCATCACGTCCGATGGACAAGCACTGTGGCCGGAGTTCTATCCTCTCGAAGCATTGGAACGAACCCGCCGCGTGCTTCCAGCCCGTGACTGGTCCGCGCTCTATCAGCAGCAGCCGGCGCCCGATGAGGGCGCTTACTTCAAGCGCGAGTGGTTCCGCTGGTACGACGAAACGCCCGCGCAGCTTCGCATCTATGGCGCGTCTGACTACGCCGTCACCGATGGCAGTGGCGATTACACGGTGCACATCGTCGTGGGCGTCGATCCCGATGACAACCTCTATGTGCTCGACCTCTGGCGCGGCCAGACGGCCTCGGATGTGTGGATCTCGGCTTGGCTCGATCTCGTCAAGGCACACAAGCCAATGATGTGGGCCGAGGAGCAAGGGCAGATCGTCAAAAGTATCGGGCCGTTTCTCGACAAGCGCATGCGCGAGGAGCGCGTTTATTGTCGCCGTGAGCAAGTGACAAGCGCCTCCGACAAGCCGACCCGCTCGCGCTCGATCCAAGCGCGCACGTCAATGGGCAAGGTCTACCTGCCGAGCAAAGCGCCGTGGATGGCTGATTTCACCCGCGAGTTGCTGACGTTCCCGGCCGGCAAGCACGACGACATGGTGGACGCCTTTGGACTGATTGGCCGCATGCTTGATGACATGGTGCCGGCGATGGTGCCCAAGGTGGACGTGAAGAAAACTGCGGACGGCTATCGCAAACCCGAAACCCGAGACTCGTGGCGCACGCTGACGTGAGCAAATCCATTCCGCTTGGTATCGCACATCCCCGGGCCGACACCTCACATGCAGGAATGCATTGCTAATGGCTGACTATGCCGTAGCACTTCGCCCGCCCGATCCGCTCCAGCCGCAGGTTCAGCCGCAGCGCGCGACCGGCGACGACAAGCTGGCGGAGAAGCGCCGCAAGTTTCGCGCGTATGAGACCAACAAGGAACGCGAACTGCGCGAGGCGCAGCAGGCCCGTCGCTATTACCACGGCAAGCAGTGGACCGATGACGAGATTGCCCGCCTCAACCGACGCGGCCAGCCCGTCATCACGGACAACCGCATCGCGCGCAAGATCGACTTCCTGGTGGGCGTCGAGCAGCGCATGCGCCGCGACCCGAAGGCGTACCCGCGCAATCCGCAGGACACGCAGAGCGCCGACGTGGCGACGGCTGGTCTTCGGTTTGTGTGCGACGTGGCTCGGTGGGAGCACCTTGCCTCAGACGGCGCGCACGACGGCATGGTGTCGGGCATTGGCGTGATCTGGGTCGGGATCGAGAGCGGCCGCGCTGGCCCAGACCCGAAGCTCAAAGCCTGCCAAGTCGATCGATTCTTCTACGACCCGCGCTCGGTGCAGCCCGACTTCTCCGACGCGCGATACATGGGCATGCATTTGTGGGTCGATATCGACGACGCGGTGGCCGAGTATCCCGACCAAGAGGACGAGCTGCGCCGGATGGTCGATCGCACCGGCGGCCTTACGACCATGAAGCTTGAAGAAGACCGTTCCGAGCAGTGGGGCGACTTCGAGCGCAACCGCGTGCGGCTCGTCGAAATGTATGAGCGCAAGCCGCTTGCCCCGATGGCTGGCGGGATGGGCTGGTACTACTGCAAATTCAGCGGCGATGTTGTGCTCGACAGCATGTGGAGCCCGTACCTCGACGAGAACGGCATCCCTGATTGCCCCTATGTGGCGTGGTCGCCGTTCGTGGATGAGAAAGGGGACCGCTACGGCTTGGTGCGCAACATGCGCCCCATGCAGGACGAAATTAACGCGCGGCGGTCGAAGCTGCTGCACCGCATCAACGTCAGGCAGGTGCGCTATCGCGACGGCGCCGTTGATGACATCGACGGATTCAAATATGAGGCCAGCCGGCCGGACGGCGCCATGCGCTACCAAGGCGTATGGGGCGAGGACATCGATTTTATCGACCAGTCGCAGGAAGTGCAGGGCGAAGCGGAATTGCTGGCGCAAGCGCAGTCGAGCCTCGAAAACCTTGGCCCTAATCCAGGCCTGATCGGCAAGGGTGGCGGCGTCGCTGATCAATCGGGCCGGGCCATTCTGGCGCAGCGCGACAGCGGCATGACAGAGCTGTCGCCGGTGTTCGAGCGGCTTCGGGATTGGAAGCTGCGCGTGTACCGGAAGATCTGGCACCGCTGCAAACAGGCGTGGACCGGCGAGCGGTGGATCCGCATCACCGATCAAGACGAGGCGCCGCAGTTCCTCGGCGTCAACCAGTATCAGACCGACCCGAACACCGGCGCGATCACGGCCAGCAACGTCATTGCCGAGATTGACGTTGACATCATCCTCGAAGAAGGCCCCGACACCATCACTATGCAGGAAGAGCTGATGCAGACCTTTAGCCAAATGGGCGAGGTCGCTGCGGGTCCGCTCGGCAAGGTGATGATCGAGCTGAGCCAGGTGCCGAACAAAGAACGCCTGCTCAAGATGATCGACGAAGCCACGGCACCGAATCCGGCCGTCGTCGAGATGGAGCAGCGGATGGCCAAGCTGGAAGAGATGCTGAAGGCCGTCTCGATCGATGAAAAGATTGCCGCCGTCGAGAACAAGCGCGCTGACACCCTGTCCAAGTTGATGACCGCATCGACGCCGCCGCAACAGCAGACCGACGAGTTCGGCAACCCGACCGGCCCGCCGCCAGCACAGCCCAACGTCGGCGCCGCGTTCGAGGCTATGCAAGCGTTTCCCTTGGCCTATGGCGCGCCCACGGTGGGCGAGATGGCGATGGCGGCCGGCGAACAACCGCCGCCGCAGGAGATGCAGCCCGGCATGATGCCGAACCAGATGCAAGGGCAGCCGCCGGCACCGATGCCGCCTGACCCAATGGCCGACCCGATGGGCGGCATGATGGAAGATCCCAGTTTTAGTGGCGTGGCCCCGCCGGCCTAACCGGCGTTTCGCGACTGCGGCGCGTAATCCGCTGTTCACGTGACCAGCTACGATAAAGCGGGGAGAGACGACATGGCCGGTAAGGACGACGACGACAACGTTCTAGGTGACGTATTCAGCTCGAGCCGCGATAGGGGTGCCGATACCGCAGCACCCGAGTCCGACAAGGTGGAAGCAGCGCCGGAACCAGACGCCAAGGCTGAAGAGCCGAAGGCCGAAAGTGCCGAGCAGGCCGAGACCAAGGATCCGTTCAAGCAATACCGAGACCCCGAATCCGGCAGGCTCGTTCCTCTGCACGAGCTGAAATCCGAGCGCCAAAAGCGCCAGGACGAAGCTCGCTTGCGCCAGGAGGCGGAGACGCGCGCTCAGACCTATGAGCGGCAGATCCAAGAGCTTCTGGCGCGTGTGCAGCCCCAACAGCAGCAGCAGCCCCAGCAAGCCCCGCCACAGGCGCCAGACCCTTGGACAGACCCTGAGGGCTACCAGCGTTTTGTGACGGCTCAGGCGCAATGGGTCGCTCAAAACGAGCGGCTTAACACGTCGGAGATGCTGGCGGTCGAAAAGCACGGCGAAGAACTCGTGAACAAGGCGGTGGAAGCTGCCAAACGTCACGGCGTTGCCGAGCAGTTCGTGCGGTCGCGCAACCCGTATGGCGAACTTGTCAAGTGGTTCCAGAAGCAGAGCAAGCTGGAAACCATTGGCGACGACTTCGACAGCTACGAAAAGCGACTGCGCGAGGAAGGGCGCCAAGCGGCGCTTGCTGAACTGAAAAAGGGGCCTGCGCAACCGCAACGGTTCCCCGGCACGCTGGCGGATGGCACTGCCTCCGGCGCGCAAGGTGCCGTCCTCACTGACGAGGCCATGATGGCAGACGTGTTCGGGTCGGATCGACGTGCCCGAAAGCGTGCGTAGCCTGCGTACTAAACGCCTCGTGACCAACCCCTAGTCACGAGAAAACCCAATGGCAGAGACTTCAGTATTGTCAGGTCTTGACCTGACCAAATGGCGGCGCGAGTTCATCCGCGAATACGTTCGCGATACGGGCTTTGAGCCGTACATGGGCGACAGCCCCATGGACATCATTCACGTCGTCAACGACCTCAAGGGCGACGGCTACACGATCCGCATTCCGCTGATTGCGCGACTGCAGGGCAATGGCGTGACGGGCAACACCCGTCTGTCGGGCTCGGAAGAACGGCTTGATCAGTACTATCAGGACATTTCCTGGGAGTTCTACCGGAACGCGATCGAGGTCAGCAAGAAAGAGCGCGAGAAATCCGCAGTCGATCTGCTGAGCGTGCGCCGGCCGCTGCTCAAGGAGTGGGCGTCGGAACTGGTGAAGTATCAGCTCATCGGCGCCATGCACAAAATGGCGGATGGCACCGAGTACGCCAGCGCCAGCGCCGGCACGCGCAACACGTGGGTGACGAACAACGCTGACCGCGTGCTGTTCGGGGCTACCAAGTCGAACTACTCGACGACGATGGCCACGGCGCTCGCCAACGTGGACGCCACCAACGACAAGCTGACCTCAGCCATGGGCCGGCTGGCAAAGCGGATGGCGCGCACCGCCAACCCGCACATCCGGCCGTTCAAGACGGGGACGCAGGGCCGTGAGTATTACGTGATGTTCTGCCATCCGTATTGCTTCCGCGACCTCAAGTCGGACGCCACGATCATCGCCAACAACCAGTATGCCCGCGCACGTGAGGGCGACGCGATGGAAAAAAACCCGCTCTTTCAGGACGGCGACCTCATCGATGACGGCAT